ACTCTTTTACATTCAATCACGAGTAGAACATTATCGCTTTCATATAACAAATCACCTGCACCGTATTCTTGAGCTATTATGACATATTCTTCACGTTTTGGTTTACCAAGAACTTCTTTAACTCTATCAATAAGAATTTGTTCGGTGGAAGCTGCCTCAGGAGGCAAAATTGGCGAAGCCAAGGGATTGGTTAGCTCGCTGGGCTCCGAATCGGAAGTGTGGGTAGCAACATCAAAAATATCAATATCAATGGTACCAGATTGTGTAGTGAGATCTCCATATTTGTCTTGCCACATAGTGACACGATCATCAAAAGTCAATTCAAGATCTAAAACGGGTAAGTTTGCCCGTTGGGATATGGTTTTCATTTGTTCTCTGCGGTGTTCATACACTTCACGACCATGTGCGAACCATTCGCGCAGAGCTCCACTAATGTTCGTTGATGCCACCTCGTTGGGTGTCACAGCTTTGGATTTAGTAATGGAGTGGAGAGATTTAAAAATACTATTCTCTTCTAGCATGCCCATGTTAACACCGAGAGCGGGTTCGAAGCGATCCTTACGTTTTAGGAAATCAGCTTCATTACGGTGCATAAATTGGACGGGCTCAGACACTTTATCGGGCATAGTAAATTGAATATCATACCTTTCAAGGAACTCGGCCATTTGCTTGTGGTTAAAAGCGTCATAGTCGGGATGTACTGATCCTTTGGCGTCATCACCATAAGTCATGACATTACACAGATCGCGTAGGGTTGCAGGACGGCCTAAGCTTAAGTCCCTACCCATTTGGATTCGTTCATCTAAACTGTATGCATCGAACCATGCTAATCTGTGCAAGAGCGAATTAACGATGCTGTTGATATAAACTGTCATATTATGTCCGGAGGGATTGGTGCCCATATATCGGAGTAAAGTACCATTGTAAGCTACAAGAGGTGTACATACCTCATGTGCAAGAATCTTCATGCGTGCAATCCTCTGAATAGAATAATTGCCAGACCATTGTGCAATATCAATGAGTGTTGAAAATGCGGCTAGCGTCAATTGTGCTGGCATGCGTAAATCGTACTGTTTATAATCTCCTGCAATGATGCGTTCGTCTCCCCAGGCGGACATGAACTTGGAAAGTTCATCCCATTCAGGGCCTTGACTGTTAACACCTACTGCACACTCGGAAAGGAGTGGATTCATGGAGAGGAATCTAGCAATTGGGAGGAAATACTTACGAATCAATATTTGGAGTACAATGGGTGCGGCTTGAAATACACGCACCTTATCCTTTGAACGTTTGGTTGGTTCGTCCTTGAGACTTGCACCAAAAATGCAATTTAGTGATTCTCCAGCATCTAAAGCTTGTTCTGCCTGCTCTGTCATCTCCCATATTTCAGGAGTAAACGTTCTAGGGCAAGCATTAGTCTCCGTTGGAGGTAAATCTATGATATATTTTTCCTTTTTTCCGGGAATACCATAGCCCATGGAAGTACTAAGCTTTAGGGAATCAACAAATTTCTTTCCATCTTCACCGGATACAATAGCGGTTTTCGAAAGAGGAGATATATCTTTTTTCCAAAATGAGGACATAGCATCGAATTTTTCTTTCAATTGGAACAAGTAATCTTGCTTAGCAGCAAGAACATCTACGGGGTCAAAACCTGTGCTTGGATAAGCTGCGGATTGCATGGTGGCTGCCCATGGTTTCCAATTTTGACTGCGCTCTACACCATCAGAACACATTACCTTCGGACTGAATTGGGGTGGTCCCCATTGATTGGGTACACCTGTCACGTCTTCAACAATATCAGAAATGGGTGTAGAGATGACATCAGATGTGTGGTGACTCTTACCAATAACAGAGCCATAAACTTCAACAGCAGCGTTATCCTTCAAGAAGTTAACAGAGCACTTAGGATGCACATCAGGAGAAATGGCAATTGTTTTAATACCAAAGGTGTCTGAAATATCACGGGCTTGTGGGCCAAGAATGAATGTCGAATTGAGTTTTGCTAATTCATGTAGGGCAAGTTTTAATTCTGGGATGAGCACAGCCATGCCACATCCTCTAGGTGTTCCTGCCTTACCTCCAATGTGGAAACCAACAATGGGCTTCCTAACGCCATCTCTGACGATAATAGACATACATTGGCCTTCGAATGTGTTCATATCCTGAAGGTGGTAATTAGACCCATTGAAGTATGCATATCCGTTGGTGACGGCACCA